CAATTTCAAACACTGCTTCAGTTTCATCAGACTTTAAAGTTATTGTTTGTTTCTTGTTACCATATTTTCTAAGTATTTTTATTCTATTTACATCGGTATTTTTCTTTTTAACCACTACAATCATAAATATTTTTTCAGTGTAATTACTTATTACGGATTCTATGTCAGTTCCTGTTACAAAATTTATACTTTCTATTATTACATCATCACCTTCTTTCTTGAACCATTTCAATGGATTAAATTCCTTTTTAACAAGAGAAATGATAAGGTATACAATTAATGGAATTATTGGAACTAAAAAACTCATCGTGTATTATTATATAGTTAATATATAAAATGAGATCGGTTATATTTGAAGCGATTGTTGTGGGCATCATAAATTTACTTTTATTCATGATGCTCAGAAGATTCACTAACATTCAAAATATTTTATTGGTTGTTTTCTTATGTGGCGTTTTGATACACTTGGTATTTGAATATTCACCATTTGGAAATCTTAATGAAAAATGGTGTAAATTAACATTCCCCGCCACGAAGCCTCAAAACTAAATGAAGGGTGCTTTCCTTTTGGATATTATAGTCACTAAGAGTCCTACCATCCTCCAGCTGCTTACCAGCAAAGATAAGTCTCTGTTGATCAGGTGGAATACCCTCCTTATCCTGAATTTTAGCCTTCACATTATCGATGCTATCGGACGATTCGACTTCGAGGGTAATTGTCTTGCCAGTGAGGGTTTTAACAAAAATTTGCATTTTATTATATTACAATATAACTTCTAAGCTTTATATGACTTTTTCATAAAACTATACTTTTTAAGATTGCGTTTAATAGGTGCAGGAGGGCATGTTGGTGTATCGACTAACGCCTTTTGCCAAATAAGTCTCTGAACATCTTCACACAATGTAGAGGTTGCTTGGCAAAATGCAAGTTTGTATTCATAGGTGACGAGGGGCATGTAATCCATTATAACACGTGATCAACCCACTCAATGATAACTCTTTCTCCTTCTTCGTTGTAAGAAATTATATAATTATCATACTTAGGTTCTATTTTTATGACTTGTGTCTCACCAGTGATGTAGCTGATGGCCCTGCGAATATACTCAAGATAAGACATTTGTATCTATGTAAGAAAATATCTAAATCCAAATATACCCTTTTAAGATACTTAGGTAATATCTTCCACCAAAAAGGTTGTTCAGATTCTTCATAAAAGTCCTCCATTTCTATGATATTCTACACTCATTTTTTTATGTATATTAATTAAGATGGTATCTTTACAAGATGTGCCTAAAAAAGTACAATATGTTATAATAGATTCAAGACATGTTTCAGGAACAAATAATACCTTTACGGTGGATCTATCTTTAGAGTCTAACATACACGTAGAGGAAATCAATAAAGTCATAGGTGTGAAAATGGTTGACTTTTATGTCACACAAGTGGGGCAAAGCGACGCCACAGGTAATACCAACGTGGCTAAATATATAGATATAGTATGCGAAGATATACCCAAAAAGGCTCAAATTTTAGATGAAAGAAAAGGACAGATTTTTGCTAGAGTGCCTTTAGAAAGAAGTTTCACTGGGAGTAATAATTTCATAATGAGAGATAAACAATGGAAATCATTCAACAGAGTTACTCAATATTTCAACCCAATTTCAATTCAAAAATTACACTTTAATGTTTACGAATCACAGGGTGATGGAGATTATGAACTTTTGCAGCCCAGTGTTACTTTTTATATGGTTCTAGAAATAACCACCATAGATGTAAAAGAAAAACCAATAAATAAAGAGGTTCAAATACTAGAAGCGCTAAATAAACTCATCGGGAAAATTGATGTATTGAATAGCAATGTTGTCAAAATTCCTGATAAGAATGAAAAACCAAAAAAATATCCATTCGGTTACCTCATATTAGTTTTAATGTTATTAGGTGGTGCTTATTTATATTATATTAACAAGCCTAAGCCGTTTCCTCCTCCGGTGTTGCGATAGTCGCAGTCTTCTTGACGCGACCCCTCTTAGGCTTTGGAGTCTCAGTAGGATCAGGAACAGGCTCTGAAGGAACCTCGATAGACTTGGAACGAGTCTTCTTGGCAGGTGGAGATGTCACAGACTCATCCGCATCCTCAACAGGAGCAGCAGTGCTTACCGCTGGTATAGAACTTACACTATTGGCATCCATAACATTAATCATTCTCAAAAGAGTATTATAAACGTGCGACTTATTGATGCGCACACGCTTCATCTCATTCTCGATGTCGGTTCGGAGTTCCTCCATTTTTATATATATAAAAGGAAGCATACCTTTATATATAATAATGATTGTTTTCATAGGGCCATCACTTCTTAGCGGTATAGGACAACATCTTGCTAAATATATGAAATTATTTCCAGAAAGTAAATATTTACTGATAACCGATGAGATTCCTAAATGTGAGATTGCTTTCCTGTTTGCTTTACCCATCGAACCGTGGTTAACTAAAATACCATACATAAAGACTAGAGCTAATAAAGTTGCTTGTATGACTGTGTGCGAAACGCAAACTGTTCATCCAGATTATGGAAAATTATTTGAACTTTTTGATAGGATAGCAGTTCCCAGTGAATTTTGTAAGAATGTGTTTAGTAAACAATTTCCAGATACTGAATTTTATTTGATTCACGCTTACATACCAAGACCACTCATACCAGATAAACCATATGTATTTTATTACATCGGAAATGTAATTGATCAAAGAAAGAATTTTAAACCCATATTAGAAGCTTTTGTGAGATTAAATAAACCAGATACAAAACTTTTAATAAAGGCAACTTGTAGCAAAAATATTGAAATAAATATTCCAAGAGTTGAGGTGATAAACGGACTTATAGAAGATGCAGAAATGGATAAGATTCATGAAATGGGTGATTGTTATGTAAGTTTTTCAAGATCGGAAGGGGTCGGTATGGGCGCGGTCGAGGCGGCGATTAGAGATAAACCAGTGATAATTACAGATTTTGGAGGAGCTGCTGAATATATTAAAACACCCTATACTATTAATTGTACACTAACAGAGGTTCCTCGTGATGACTTTCTATTTACTAAAGGTATGATATGGGGTGAACCAGATTATAATCAACTTTGTGAATACATGCTCGATGCATATGACAAAAAGTTGAAATTTATGGAACATACTCATACAAAAAATATTACTAGTAGCTCTAATGTCTTAAAAGAATTCCTCGTCAACATAAGCGGTGAGATAAGTAACTAAACCAGTGAGTAAAACACCTGGAACCACGAAACCCTCCGTGGCCACCAAATACATGACAGTCTCATCTATTATCTTGATACCCGTGGGTTTCTTGATAATTTTAGGGGTCATGATCATGAGAATATAAAATATAACCATCGATAATAAGACGGGTCGCATCATTTACAATTCTTCAATATTTATTTTTGGCTTCTCACCCAACACAAACACCTGCTTATTTTTTCCCAAAGAATGTTTCTTGCAGAAACCATTGCACACCGCCCTAAATTTACATTTTTCACCCTTCATGGTTGTGGCCTGACAAATCTTAATGTTGGAAACATTTTGCTTAGGAACCTCAGTCTTGGGAACCTCAGTCAGAACCATGATTCTTTTATCATTCCTAAACTCTTTACACTCTTTGTATTTGTTTCGCATTTTAGCCAAAGACCGAGCCATTTGGTCGATCCTTTCAGGCTTGGCAGTGGGTCCGCAGATTTGGATGGCGCGTTGAAGATATTGTTCCATGTTTAAAGTTATTTTTTATAGTTTTATTCTTCACTTAGGTTACAAAAACTTTTAACAATTTTACTGTAAAGTTCATTTAATTCTTCCCATGTAAAAGACTTATCACCTTCTTTACAATAATCCTTAACGAGTTCATCCAACATGGTTAATATCTCAGTTTTTAAAATCAAAAACATTTTATCTTCATCAATATAAATATTGATGTCAATAAGTTGGTTAGGTTTTGAGCTAGTGGTAATGGGTAATAACTCAACATCTGTATGTTTTAAATTTAAATCATTGCTAAATTTTTTTAAAATTGCTTTTAATTTTGATTCATCATATGTAGAATTTATAGAATCCATTTGCTGAATTAATTTTATATAATAACGTATGAATTCACACGGAATTACACGAGCCTTATCTACGTCTGTCGAAGGAATTATTTTTTCAAGATCTAAATTACAAAAATATTGTTTAATATCATCTATTAAAGCATCTTCAATTTTATTTATAGAATTCAAATATACATTTTCTGAATAATCAAATCCTAAAATATTGTTTTCAGAATTTTTAAATTTTTTGTAAACTGGAACTTCAACTTCAACTTCAACCGAAGGTCCTGGGGACTGTTTCTTTTTCACTTCCTTTCTCCATAATATTATAAAGGTTACAGTCGAAATAATAAAAATTAATAAAAAGCCTAAGGCAAGATTTGTTTTATTCATTTATATAATAACAATAAAATTAAAATGGAAATCGTATGGTATAATGAATGTCATCTATGTGAATCCCCTTTAGAACCCCATGTTTATTGTTCAATAGATAATCAAGATACAATTAAATACTATGGTAAAATAAGACCTTTCTTTTTAGAAAATAATGAAGAAAGATTAATGTTTGTTGGTGAAAAAATTCATAGAGTATGTTATTCATGTTTTAGAAATAAGCCTAAGTTCTCACCCTTTATGCAAAATCAACAACAAATTGGTAAAAAGATCAAGTATCACACTAAATCAAAAACAAAACAAGAAATTCTACTTTGGGTAGAAGGTCTGAAAAGATATTTAAAAAATAACAACTAATATAATTCAAGAAACTATGGAATCTGTTCAAAAGCTTACACACGTTGAACACATCTTGAAAAGACCTGACTCCTATGTGGGTCCGGTTTCTAAAGTTTGTGAACCCTATTGGCTATTAAATGGTGAATCATTTGAAAAAAAGCAAGTTACATATTCCCCTGCTCTTTTGAAGATTTTTGATGAAATTTTGGTCAATGCAATTGATAGAAACTCTTTACACCCAAAAGCCGTAACAAAAATTGAAGTGGTCATTGATAAATCGGATGGATTTATAAAAATAACAAATAATGGTCCATTGGGTGGTGTATCTGTAAAAATGCACGAAAAAGAACAAATTTACAACCCTGAATTGACGTTTGGGCATCTTCTGACTAGCACAAATTATGATGACACCCAAAAAAGAGTCGTGGGTGGTAGAAATGGTTATGGTGCCAAGTTGACTAATGTTTATTCAAGTGAGTTTGAGATTGAAATTAAGGATGGTGAAAATAAATGTAAATATGTTCAAAAATGGAACACTAACATGACTAATTGCTTACCGCCAAAAATAACTAAACATGGTCCTTCTACATCCAGCGTTTCCATTACTTTCAAACCCGACTGGAAACTTTTTGGCATGGATAAAATGAATGATGATATTTATAAAATTTTTGAAAAGCGAGTATATGATGCCAATATGTGCACCTCTCAAAATTGTAAAGTGGTATTTCAAGAAACTAACCTTCCTAAAACTACATTGGCTGTATATGCTAAAATGCATACCAAAAGTGATGAGATTATCTCAGCTTCTAATGAAAACTGGACAGTTTCCGTAGTGCCCAACGATGGTTTTGAACAAATTTCATTTGTTAATGGTATATGCACCACAAAGGGTGGCACTCATGTGGATCATGTGACAAATATGATTTCTAATGCGATTATTGATGCCATGGCTAAGAAAATTAAATTGAAAACCCAACAAGTTAAAAATACTTTCATGGTGTTTGTAAAGTCTACTTTGATTAATCCAAGTTTTAGCAGTCAAGTAAAATCTGAATGCACATTGAAGGTTCAAGACTTTGGGAGTAGATTTGAAATTGCAAAATATTTCATTACAAATATTCTAAAGACTAGCATTCATGGTGAACTCATTAGTTTATCAAAGTTTAAGGAGATGAAAGAACTCAAGAAAAATGATGGTGTTAAAAAATCAAAGATTTTGGGAATTCCTAAATTGGATGATGCCAATAAAGCTGGCACTGCTTCATCAGCTAAATGCACACTCATCATCACCGAGGGTGACTCAGCTAAGACATTGGCCGTTGCTGGTTTGTCAGTAGTTGGTAGGGACTATTATGGAGTTTTCCCTTTGAGGGGTAAGTGTAAAAATGTGAGAGATGCCAGCCTTAAACAAATTACAGAAAACAAAGAATTTAATGATCTTAAAAAAATACTTGGTTTGCAACATGAAAAAAATTACACCTCACTTTCTGACCTCCGATATGGTAGACTCATGATCATGACTGACGCGGATGTTGATGGTAGTCATATTAAGGGTTTGATTTTGAATATGATTCATTATTTCTGGCCATCCCTCATAGACCTAGGATTTGTTGTGAGCATGGTGACACCAATCATTAAAGCGACTAAAGGTTCTACTACCAAATCATTCTACACAGACTCACAATTTAGAGACTGGTACGGGGATGGTAAAAATGATTGGAAAATCAAGTATTACAAGGGTCTGGGAACATCCACATCTAATGAAGCTAAAGAATATTTCAAGCGCATCAAAGAGCTCACCATTAAGTTTGACAAAGATGATGCCATGGATGATTCCATTAAGTTGGCATTTGACAAATCAATGGCCGATAATAGGAAGAATTGGCTCACCACAAGTTCAGAGATGTCTAAGAGTGATCTTGAAATTAATTATGGTAATGTTGAAAATCTAAATGTTTCTGAATTTATTCATAAGGATTTAGTCAATTTTAGTTTGGCTGACCTTAAAAGATCCATCGCACATGTGTCTGATGGGTTGAAACCATCACAAAGAAAGGTGCTCTATGCCTGTTTTACTAAGAATCTTAACCAAGAAATGAAAGTGGCACAATTGGCTTCTTTTGTATCTGAAAAAACATCATACCACCACGGCGAGGTTTCATTGGCTGAGACAATAGTCAAACTGGCTCATGATTTTGTGGGGTCTAATAATATGAACCTATTGGAGCCGTGTGGTCAGTTTGGTACAAGATTGATGGGTGGTAAAGATGCCAGTCAACCGAGGTATATTTTCACAAAACTCACAAAAAATGCAAGAAGGTTGTTTGATTCCAGAGATGATCCCATTCTTAATTATTTAGATGATGATGGTAAGAGCATAGAACCTGACTATTATGTGCCAGTCATGCCTAGTGTGCTCATCAACGGCACTGAGGGTATTGGGACAGGTTTCAGTTGTTATGTGCCATCTTACAATCCTGTTGATATCATCGCAAACATTAATAGGTTTTTGAAAAATGAACAAATTCAACCGATGAAGCCATGGTTTAAGGGTTTTAAAGGTCGAGTATTCAAAAATGATGAGACGTGGATAGCTGAGGGTTTGTGGACTGTTTCTGGTAATACAATAAAAGTAACAGAGCTTCCACCCGGTAAATGGACCCAAGATTTCAAGGAACATTTGGATAGTCTTATTGAGAAGAAGATCATTTCAAACTACATCAATAATAGCACTACTGAAAATGTATCATTCGACATCACTGGGTACGCAGGCAAAGATATCATTAAGGATTTAAAACTTCAGAAAGCATTTCACACAACAAACATGCATCTTTTCCATCCCACAAAGGGTATTCACAAGTATTCAAGCCCTGAGGAGATACTTTGTGATTTCATAAATATTAGAGTAAACACATACAAATCCAGAAAGAGGTATATGATACAGACTCTTAAACAAAAACATAATAAGCTTACAAATATGGCCAAGTTTGTCAATATGGTAATCAATGATAAGTTGGTGGTTTTCAAAAAGAAAAAGAGTGATCTGGAAAATGAAATGGAACCATTGTTTGATAAGATTGACAATTCTTTTGACTATTTACTAAACATCAAGACATATCAATACACTCAAGAAGCGGTGATTGCCCTCAACAATGATACAAACAACATATCAAAGGAACTGGTGACATTGAAAGATATCACCATAGTAGATATGTGGAACACAGACTTAAAAATATATCAATAATAAGTAATAATGGATGCCGGAGCGCATCTAAGACTAACAGCCATAGGAAAACAAGATACTTTTACTCTTTCAGATAATCCAGATGATTCTTTCTTTAATTATGAACCTAAACAACATTCAAGATTTACAAAGTATCAAAAAAATTATGTAGTTTATAGACCCAACAATCCTCCCCCAAACTGGCCATTCGGTATGGATATAAAGGTTGAAATGAAACCAAAAGAAATGGGTGATATGCTAAGTAATATGTATATACATTTTAAAGTTCCCAAGCTAGACCAAGATAAACTTAATAATCATTACGCAGACCAATTGGGTAGGCATATGATTGAAAGTATAAAAATGAGAGTAGATGATTTAGTCTTGGAAGAATATTATGATGATTGGGGGATAATTTATGATGAATTATTTTTAGACAACTCTGAAAAACGTACAAAAAGATACACCCTCAATAGATCTCTAGCTGAAGAGACATCTATTGTAAATCAAACCTTGGTGTATTATGATTCAGAGGTTTTCATACCCATCCCATTTTTTTTCTCAAGAAAATATGAAGGCGATGAGCATGAAACAAACCAACCCAATAGACCCTATCTACCTTTATGTGCTATGTTTAATCAAAAAATTATTTTTGAAATAAAATTTAGACCTCAAACATTTTTTACAAATGACACGACCCCATTAACTTTGGATAGTTTCAATATTCTTAATGAGGAAATAACTTTGACACCAGAGGAAAGAATGTATATCATAAACACTCCTCAAACATTCATAAGTGACTTTGTGAAAAGACATCCCATAACAGAAACTGATCAAAATACTAAACTTGAATTAGTTCCTAAAATTCCAGTAAAACTTTTGATGTGGTTTTTTAGAAATAAAGATTTTGAAAATGAAAATGACGCCGGGAATAATTCCGGAGAAATGTCAGAGAGTCATTTTTTCAATAGATTTAATTTTTCATCAAATTTATCATATTCAACTCAAAACTCATTTTTCGAACCAATCATGAAAAGTGCCAAAATATATATAAATAATGAAGATTTACCAAACATACAAAACTCTGATCACACCTATTTCAAATACATAATGCCAATGTCTAATAGACTTTCAAGACCTGATAGAAACATATACACTTATTCCTTCTCGATGAATCCGATTAATGTGGAGCCATCGGGAAGTTTGGATTTTGGAACTTTACAAACAAATAGGACAAAGATAGAGGTTGAGTTAGAAAGTAATTTATCACCCAACAATTATAACATGCATATGTATTATACGGGTTATCAGACATTTAAATTTGAAAATGGATTTATGAGGAGGGCTTTTGAAATAGCTTAGATTTATTAGACTTTATGTAATCAATAATTTTATTTTTAATGCACCACCTTATGAAATTAAGTTGCGCGACTGTGGTCATTACCTCAATTTCTGTATTTGGAATTTTATACTTGAATTTTTGAGTCCTACAAAAAGGATCAAATAATTTCTTACTATAGCCATCTAAACTAGATTTGTATTCACAATGCACATTAAATAACTTTCCATCATTGGTGGTATATTTAGTGTTGTTATTTTTAGAGTAATTTGTTATGAACCATTCCAGGTTTCTGAGGGATATGCCATTTGTTTTATTTAATATTTCATCTAAAATTTCATTATTTTTTGGTTCTTTGTAAAAGATATCAACTGATGTCAGTAATAGACTACTTTTATTCATTGTTTAATAAGGTGGTCAAATCTCTAATTGAATTATTTTTTTTATTATTTAATTCACAAGCTGGACAACCTTCCTTAATTCCTGGAGGGAAAGGATGATTATGAACAATTTGTTCACACATAACAACTGGTGCGCTTATGGTCTTTTTACATTTATTGAAATGCTTCATACAAAAACCCTCTTGAACAGCTTTATGAGTGCAGAAAGAACCATCTCCTTTATGACCCATACAAAAACCAGCTGGATTAGGCATATCCCTACGAAGAAGCCTTATGGGTATAGAATGCACTTGAGATATCTTTTCTATGTAACAACATATTCTCGAATGAACTCTTTTTTCAACTTCTTCGTCGATAAGACGCGAAACGTTCCTTTCTATTGTGGTCATTTCATCTTAATATACTATTGTTCGAATTTTTTAAACACATTCATATCGCTAAGTTTCATCTGCCCTGTTTCTTTCTTTTGTTTCTTTTCTTTTGTTTTTCTCGGAGGTTTATGTTGATTTATGATATCTTCAAATATAATACCCTTGGGATTGCCAAATAATGGTTCCAAAAGGTCACAAACTGGGTTTAAAAACTTATTGATGAAATAGTAATGATAATCAATTTCTAAATTATTATCCTTTGTAAACTTTGGATCTTCCGCCTTTTCATAAGCTTTGGCTTTTGAATCTTCAGTTTTAAGTAAAACATAGGGAACCCTATCACCCGATTGAGGCTCTGAACCAGGCTGACGTTCCTTCATTTTATCACGAACTTTGACATGAGCCAAATTATCATTTTTATATTTTTCACCAAGCTGTTGTGATAATATAAGTTTTTCCATAGACACTTGGCCATCTAAAAGTTCATTTGCTCTAAGCCTCGCCAATTTTTTAGGACCCTCAGTATCATTACTTTCTAAAATGACATCTAAAAGTTCCTTGCATACCTCCCTGACATGTAAAGTATTGTCTCGTCTCACCAACTGCAAACCCTTAACATCTATGTATTTCATTTTCATTTCACCACTTTTATCTTGTTCCCACAACTTGGCTGCATATCTCTTTTTAGAGTATAAGAAATATGGCCAATATACCTTTTCAAGCTCAAGATCATTTGGTTTTTTGAAAAGTTTAGTGCATTCTTCGGCTGCCCTTTCCCCTAGTTCCCAACTATATTTGATGGCATCCATACCTTTACGATCACCAACATCAAACTCTACCATTACGGAATCCGTATCACCATACCTTACCTTTGCACCAGGAAAGTTAGCCTCTACATAATCTTTAGTTTCTTCAATCATATTTCTACCTTTGCGAGTTACGGTGCTTGCTATCGCGACGCACGGAAGCATGCCTCTAGATGCGCCGGTAAAACCATACACTGAATTCATAGAAATCTTATAAGCCAACTGTTTACCATTATACATATTTTTCAATTCGGGTGTGATTGCATTAGCCATATCTTTTTTAGCAACCTTTCTAAAAACTTTGAGTTCTGAAAGAATTTCAGGTAAGACTGAATCTACATTTTGTGCAAATTTATGAACTCCAAAAGTTTCATAATTCACACCGGGTAAATTATCATATTTAGGATCCATGACTAAACTAGAATAAC